AGGCGGCGGTCTAATTTATACTGCGGCAGTGCCCGTAGCTGCGGCAACATATGCCGTAACAGTCGGTGCGGGCGGGGCAAGCGGTGCGCCAGCTACAAGCGGAAGCGACTCATCTTTTGATACAATTTCAACGACGGGAGGCGGTCGTGGCGGCTATGTAAACACGACGGTCGGTGCGAATGGTGGAAGCGGCGGAGGAGGCTCTTGCTACGCAACGGCAGGATATGCGGCTGGCACTGGCACATCAGGGCAGGGCAATGACGGGCAAGCCGGATCTTCTGGGGCGTGGTCTGGCGGCGGTGGCGGAGCTGGGTCAGCTAGCACAAGCATGACTGGCGGCACGGGGTACTCATCGTCAATTTCCGGCTCTGCCGTAACGTATGCAGCGGGTGGCAACGGGGCGCTTTGGGACACGGAAGACGCTGGCGTTGCTGGCGGTGCGAACACGGGCAAGGGCGGCGGTGGCGGAGGAGGATTCGCGGACGGCGGTGGTGCGGGTGGAGCGGGCGGAAGTGGTATTGTTATCGTGAGATTTAAATTTCAATAAGGGGGATTTATGAAGTATTTTTTGAACGGTGTGGAAGTAACAAATGCGAGTTTCGTGCATGGGAATGTGCAATACCCGCCGAACTGGTGCGCACTTTCGACAAAAGCAGAAAAGGATGTGATAGGTATCATTGGCGTGACCGAAGTGTATCCACCGCTCGGTCCTTACGAGAGCTATGGACCAGCGTCCGATTCTGCAATAGTGAATCATGAACTCACACGCACATACTCAGTCATACGAGAGAGCAATGCTGAGATCGTCGCAAAGAAATCGGCTGAACTTCGTTCAATTCGAGACTTCAAAAAGAAAAATGACGGATATGTTGTAGGCGCGCACAGATTTCATTCCGATCCGGATTCTCGCACTCAGCAATTGGGACTCGTTCTAATGGGTGCAGGAATTCCCGCTGGATTGCAGTGGAAGACAATGAATGGCACTTTCGTTACAATGACACAAGCACTTGCGGGACAGATTTTGCAGGCGGCAGCAGCACACGACATTGCACTCTTCACATGCTGCGAAATTAAACTTAGCGAATTGAATGCCTCACAGAATCCAGAGCTTTACAATACAGAGTACGGATGGCCTGCATGATAATAGTAGGATTCTCTCGCTCTCGTTCTGTCTTCCACCTCGGAAGTCGCATCATTCAAGAGGTCGAGAAGCGTCCATACTCTCACGTTTTCATAGGCTACTCATGTCCTGTCACGCATGTCGAACTCATCGCACAAGCGAGCCATGGGTGTGTCAACTTATGGAGTCTCGATCTCTTCGGAGTGCAAAACGAAATCATACGCATGTATTCCATTCCTTGCGATGCAATTAAATTCAGAGACGTTCTCAAGTTCATCAATGAGAATCTCGGACGTCCCTACTCCTTTCTTCAGATCGTTGCAATTGCATTCAAGAAATTGTTCCACGTGGAACTTCCGTACGAAAACAAAGACGAAGCTTTCATTTGCAGCGAATTTGCAAAGCGCATCCTCGACATCGCAGGATTCACGGAGCATTCGAAGGACGATTACATCACACCAAGCGATCTCGAAGAGCTTATGCGGAATTTGAAGTCGAAGGAAATCTGATGGCCGAAGAAGAGGAAGAAATGCAGCACGAACAAATTCCATCGAGCGAGACACGACAGACGTGGGGCGACCTCATGTTAGTCGAAGGACGCGAACTCAGTCCAAGGCATCGCAAACTCGCTGAACTCGCAGCACAAGGCATCTCAAATAAAGAGATTGCGAAGCAACTCGACTATACAGATTCGCGCATTTCGATTTTGCTCTCGAACACTAAGATACGGAATGAGGTCGAGCGCATCCGAGAGCGCATATACGAAGAGACGATCGGCAAGAGGCTTCGTGCGATGGCAGATCCAGCTCTCAATGAGATTCAGCGGTGCCTCAACGACAATACGAACAGGTACAAAGAGAATCTTAAGGTAGAGACGGCGAAATGGCTCATAGAGAAGCTCGATGGCAAGGCAGTACAGAAGCATGACATCGGCGACAACCTCCTTGCAGTCGTAATGGATAAGCTCGACGCACTCAAGAGCACCGGCAAGAAAGTCGATGACCTCCTTGACGTTACGCCTCAAATTACGCATCGAGATATGCAAGTCGAAGGTGAAATGCCGCAAGAAGTTGCAAAAACAGAGATAGACGCCTTGCATCAGTGGGTTCTAGACTTCTCTTCGCCCTCAAAATAGTTGCATTTCGCCTTTAGTCGAGGCATCCTGCCCACGACAACCATGTAAAAGTTACACCATTGAGGAAACAACTTGACGACGCCTTCAGAAGATGTGCTTGCACGTTATGCTCAGTATAGAAACGACCCTTGGTTGTTCTTAACGGAGTGCGTCTACACCCACGACGAAGTTGATCAAGAGAACCCCATCAAACCATACCCGTCGCACTTCGCATACCTCTACTTCCTCGTGCAGATGTGGGTTCGCTTCCGTAAATTTGCAATTCCGAAGTCTCGCCGTATGACGGCATCGTGGACTTACATTGCACTCGCACTCTGGGACTGCATCTTTCACAAAGGGCGCAGTTGGGCATTCGTTTCGAAGAAGGAAGAAGATTCGAAAGAACTTGTGCAACGGGCAGAGTTCATCTTCAATCACATTCCGCCAGATAAGATACCAAAGGAGCTTCTTCCGAAGCTTAAGAATGGGCAAATGCAATCGAGTCCACCAGTCCTGCACTTCGAAGACATCTTTTCGAAAATTCAAGGCTTCCCGCAGGGGGGAAATCAGCTCAGGCAGCGTGGTTTCTCTGGAATCTTGCAGGATGAGTGTGCATTCTGGGAAGAAGCCGAATCTGCATACGCATCGTCTGAGCCCACTATCAAAGGCGGCGGTCGCATGATTATGGTGTCGTCCAGAGCGACAGAAGACGGCGGTTTTTTCAAGCGCATCGTATTCGACAAATTGCAATCGAAAGATGGGAAGTTCGCAGAAATTCCACCGGTGCCGACGAAGCATCCAATGGAAGGCGTCGAAGTTTGGAAGAACCCAGAGAATGATTTCCTTGTCATCGACCTGCACTACACTGCGAATCCTGACAAGAGGGGCGACGAATTTCGCGAAGGACTCAAGAAAAGTCTTCCGATTCGCAAGTACAGAATGGAGTACGAGAAAAGCTGGGAGACGTTCGATGGCAAACCCGTCTATGAGGACTTCAACGAACGAATTCACGTCTCTCATACGAAACCGAAGGCACTCGTTGGCCTTCCTCTCCTCTTGGGATGGGACTCATCCGGCCTCACTCCCGCATGTGTCATCGCTCAACTTCAAGAAGAGAAGCTCATCGTCTTTCGCGAAATCGTAGGCATCGGAATGGCAGCAGTCCGCTTCGTCCCGCACGTCGTGCAGCAAATTCGAATGCACTTCCCGCAAATCGTAGACATTGCAGAGCAGACAATTAGTTTTATTGACCCAGCGGGACTCAAGAAGAACGAAACGGATGAGAAGACGTATATGCAGTACATTCTTGCGGGCGGTTTCAAGCAAGTGCGTCCGGGTCCGCTCACATGGAGCAAGCGCAAAGAGTCTGTCGACGAACTTCTCGTCGGTCTCATCAAAGGAGAGGCGAAGATTCAATTCTACGAGACGGATTGTCCGATTCTCGTCGCAGGAATGAAGGGCGGCTATCGCTATCCTGATTCCGTATCAGATGTCGAACCGGATAAAGCGCGCCCAGTGAAAGACATCCACTCGCATCCTAACGACGGACTGCAATACCTCTGCGGAGGTCTCAAAAGCTACAAGAATTCACATTACAACCTAGAAATTCCGACACCACAGTACGGATTTCAGAAGCATCAAGAGCAACGAAGCATGATGCCAACACTAAGGAGCAAATATGGCAGAACTAACGGATAAAGAACTCATCAATTGGATTCTCGCATGTCGAGACGAGGCGAACGAAGCGAAAACGGAGCGAATGCGAAAGAACCGGGACAATTACGACCTCTTCCACTTGCGACACGATTTCAGTCACAAGGAAGAAGGGCAAAGTACAGAGGTGCTCTCGAAACAAAGCATGGCAGTCGAGCAGATCAAGTCCTTCTTCCAACAAGCACTCGTTGACATCGGCGATTGGTGGAAGGCAGAGGCGAAGTTCGCCCAGAACGAAGAGGCGATGCTCATTCGTCCGCACGAGATCACTAAGATGGTCAACTATCAGCTTGAGAACGCACTTTACTTCAGTCACGTTGGCAATTCGATCGAATCTGCTCTCTTAGGTTCGCTCGCAATATCGAAATGCTACGGCAAGATGATACCGAAGCCACGTTACGTCTCTCGTAAGAAGGGACGAGGCAAAAGTCTCAAGCGTTGGCTCGAAAAGATCGAGGACAAGACGTGGCGTTTGCAATTCGAACTCATTCGCCAGGACAACTACTACCCAGATCCAACGGGCAAAGGGCTCTATGAAGTCGAAGACATGTGGGTTGATTTGCACGTGCTACAAGCTCTCGCAGAAGGCGATGATGCCATTTACGATAGTGCTGCAATTGCTAAATTGTCTCGTGGAGGTGCTGCTGAGTACGAAGACAACTTCAATCGCGCACGAGAAAATGGGCAGAATTCGACGACAGAGTCGCACCGTCCGAAAGTGAAAGTGACCGAATTCTTAGGCACGATCCTAGACACAGAAGGCAATGTCGTCCATGAGAATGCAATCTGTACGATTGCAAACGATACGACTGTCATTCGAAAAGCAGAGCCAAATCCATTCTGGCATCAACGCTCTCCCATCACTGCATCGCCTCTAATGGAAGTTGCAAACTCAGTTTGGCATAAAGCTCCAATGGACGCTCCAACGAAACACAATCACAGTCTCATTGAGCTTTACAATTTGCTCGTCGACGCTGGAATGAAGCAAGTGCATGCCATCTCTCAATTGCGCAAGGACATGCTGGACAATCCGGCGCAAGTTGCAAACGGCATCAAAGATGGCGCTGTCCTGCTCGTCAATTCGAGTCTTCCAGCAGGTGCGAAGGTCATGGAGCCACTGACTTCCGTTCAGATTCCAAATGAAGCCTTCAACATCTTCAATCTCATGAATCAGGAATTCAATGCTAGTGCATTGACGAACGACTTGCGACAAGGAGTGACTGAAGTCGTCGAGGCTTCTCAGACCATCACATCAGTCTTCCAAGGCATCGCTAAGAACTATGAGTCGAGGCAGAGCACTCGTGAGCTTGAGCTTGCTTGGCAAACGACAGCACAGAATTGGGATCGCATCTCGAAAGAGGAATTCATTGCCCTTTTTGGGCCTGAACGCGGCGAAGAGTTGAGTCAGTTGAGCCCAGAGGACGTCTTCGCAGCGACAGTTGACGGAATTAAGTTCAGAGTCTTCGGCATCTCTCTCACTCTATCGAAGGCGCAAGACTTCCGCAAACTCACTACATTTTTGCAGACAATCGGAGGCGCACCCGCACTCATGGAAGAGTACTTGAAGAAGTACGACCTCGGCAAACTTCTCGGAGAGATCATGACAGCACTCGACCTCGACAAGAATAAGCTTGAGATTCCAATGGCGCATCAGATGACGATGCAAGCTCCGCAGCAGGGAATGCCCGAGCAAGGCGGACCAGATATGATGAGTCAGGTGCCACAGGCAGGGGCAGGCAGTCTCGCAGACCTCTTCGGAGGGGGCGGAATTCCACATTCACAGTTTCCGGGCAGTCCTGCGACTGCTGGGCAGTAAGGAGAGAGTATGGCACGCGCTAATGTACGCAAAGATGGCAAGATTCCACGAACTCTAACGTCCGCAGAAGTGAAGGTCGCATACCTCATCACAGAGGGATGGTCGAACAAAGACATCGCACTGATACTGAAGATCACACCAAAGACAGTGAAATATCATGCGACTTCAATCTATCTCGTCACAGGACTCGACACTCGCTCTAAGTTCATCGTCAACTATTACAAAACAGGCGACTATTACAAGCCGAAAAAGGAGAGCAAATGAAGAACGCAAAAGCACAAAAGAAGATTGCAAAAGTAATGCGCGAATTCACAGGTGGCAAATTACATTCGGGCTCGAAAAAAGGACCGAAAGTATCGAACCGAAAGCAGGCGATTGCAATTGCAATGTCTGAAGCTGGAATGTCGAAGGGAAAAAAGAAATGAAACTTCTTCCGCAAGACGAAGAAATGAGAAGGCAACTCGTGCAGGAGGCGCGCTACTTAGCCGTAGCGTCGCCCGTCCTCGATCCAATGCTAGAGAAGAGGAAGGAAGTTGCCTTTCGTCGTCTTCTTTCACAGCACAGAGGAGGCGGACCAATTGACCCTAACATCATTGCCGAACTCTCTGTCATTGACTCACTTCAGAACGAACTCAAAAGCAAACTAGAATACTTAGCCCTATTGGAGGAAAAACATGGAAACAGAAAATAATACACCGGTACCTGTGCCACAAAGTGACATGATGAAACAAGTGAAAGCAGTGCGAGCCGAGATTGCTGCGCGAGCGAATCGACTTCCGGGAGGCGCCGCTCCAATTGCAGAAGAAGCTCCTGTGGTTGCGCCAGTCGCAGCAGAAGCGGAAGCAGAAGTGCCAGCGGCAGAGGTTGTGGCAGAGGGAACTCCGCCCGCACCTGCGCCCGCGAAGGAAGAAGAACTCATTCGCATTGGCGATAAGGAATTTACTTCCTCTGCTGAAGCCTTCAAGTATGCCGAGAAGCTAGAGCAAGAGAAGCTCGTGGCAGACGCATACAATATGGGAATTCAAGAGACGCTTCGTGCGACACTTCCGCCCGCTCCTGCGAAGCCCGCAGAAGATGACAACTTCGATGAGAAGTTCTACTC